GTTCCGTACTTAATAGCTTGTTTCCTGGCATATAATCCAGAATTCTTGCTCTTCTTTACACCATCAATGTGCGTAACCTTAACTTCAATATTGACAATTAAATTGCCAATCATATAGGCTAGGTCGACTTCTCCAAAGCAGGTATTAACAACCGGCTCATTCTTAGCACAAACTTTAAATGGAATCAAGGCATCCACCGCATCAACTAAAGTTTCCTCGTCATTGATGTGCATAAAGGTGGGAAATTCTTCACCAGATTGTGGGGTGAGATTATGCAAAGTTTGTTCGTGAGTCCCATATACAGTAACATCTTCCGCAGAAAATTCATCAACTAGGGCTTCCCATGAAGGTAGAGTATAAAGGGCGCCAAAATGCCTGGCACCAATCTCTTCCAATTGAGCGTGTCGCAAATCAAATACGTCACGTCCATGTAGGAAATATTCACGATTAGCAGTGTGCAACGCACTCATCGCGACTTCAAGGGCAGGAGCCCCATCACCACGAATATTATGCAACATCTTAGAAATTGATGCCTCTTCAATAGGGGCAACATGTCTCTGCAATGCAGGCTCGTAACGGAATCCTCTCTTTAAGAAATTAATCTCATCAAGTGAAATTAGCGGAACCGACTCGGAAGTCTTATCTGCCATCGTGTACGTAATACCAGCCTTTGCCAATACATCTGCTACAGCTGTGTGGTTAAACTTTGTTTCCGTCTCAGCAACGTTCATGACATTGTCATCACCATAACATAGTGCAGCGACCTGTGTGTGAAACATTGGCACATTTGATTCAGTATGCAATGAATAGTAAGCATATCGAAGATAGAGGCTATTCATTAAATTGTTCACAACTACCGTTAACGGGTGACCAGATGGATTAGATCCAAATGCTTGCAACATAACACCATTAAACTCATATAGAGGATATGAAATGTCAGTAGCAATACCCGCCATAATAGTCAGGTCTCGGTCGGAATATCCGGCCATTTCGGCAATTCTAATTAAAACTCCAAAGGCGCTCATCATCGCCTTAGCTGAAGCGGTCTTATCAAAAGCCTTATAATCGCCTGCGATCATACGATCTTTTCCGTGTTGGGTTATCAACTGCGTGACATCTTCCCATGCGGGTCCAAATGCATTGATAGCAACTGCACATTCGAGCTCAAGCCCGTGGTCCTGAACAAACTTTACCACTGGCAAGAAATACTTACGAACTAACAGTGTAAATACCACTTGGGATCCTGCAAAGACACGGATCTTATTCTTCGTGAACTTGGTAGGTTCATCCTTAAGGTTGCCGCGATAAACG